CGGCCGGACACGTTCATCGGCTGGAACGTTTCGTCTTCGGTGGAGATGAGCGCCAGCACGTTGTAGCGGGTCAGCATCGCTTGGAGACCGAAGACGTGCTGCCAGTGGGACACCATCCGATTGAACGAGAATCGCTTCCCGAACACGAACGCCGGACCGGACTCGAGCCGGTTCTCGATGTGGACGAGCTCGTGGCCCAGTTCTTCGATCACGACGTGAGTGCCGCACGACGAGACCCATTCGGCGATCTCGACACCGGTCTGGTCGCCTTCCCATCGCCGCTCGGTGGTGGTGACCGTCCCGGCCCCCCGACCCGGCAACACGAGCGCACCGTCTTTGGCACGTTTCCCGCCGGGGAGCTGCGCCCGGAGCCGGGCTTCGAGCGGCGCCCAATCGGTCTCCGGGTAGGCGGCTTTGATCTGGTACCACGACGCCCGCCGGAACGTGGCGAGGTCGGTGGGTTGCTGGTTGACATCGAGGTCGGAGGTGTAGACGTCGAACGGGTTGCGGAGCTGCTGGGTGGGGAACAGCTCACCGTCGGGGTTACGGCCCTGCTTGATCTGCATCACCGCAAAGGCGTAGCCGGGAAGCCACCTGCCGATCTGGGGGTACTGCAACTCGAGGGTTCCCCATTCGTCCCACGTCTGGATGACATCGAGTTTCCGCTGGTTCCGTTTCCGCAACTCCGGGTCGTCGGCTCCGGGCACCCCGACTTTGGGGATCATCCCGACCCGCTGCCCGAGCCGTTCCATGTTCGACGCCACGAGGTTGACGGTGGGAAGGTCGACGCCGATCTGGTCCAAGATGCCCGACGTACCCGACGACAGCGACGTCGACGACGTGGCTTTGCCCTGGTTCCAGGCAAGCAGCGCCATGATCCCGGCGGCGCCGCCGTCGCACAGCGCCTTGATCCGCATCCGGTCGCCGATGGTGTCGGCGTTCACTCGCCGCAGCTCGGCGAGCTTGTTGACGATGAACCCCATGTCGTGCTGCGTGCACGTCGGCATCATTTCACCTCGACGAATGAGACGTCGGACATCGCGATCACTCCTCGGGTATGGTAGTCCCGGTCTGTTTCGTCGTACCAGAGACGATACAACGCCCATGGGTCACCGGCGGTGATCTTCATCTCGAGGGAGGACCCCGGGGCGGGTATCGAGTCGGCGGGGAACAGGACGAACTCGACGGTGACGTTCCGGTTCGACTGGATCAGGTTCGTCGTGACATATGCCACCGTGACCGGGACTTCGACCCATGTTGCCTGCTCAACGAGATCGTTGGATGCGACGACGGCAGCGAACTGCCGGTCGGCGGATTGAGACACAAGGATCCGGTCGTTCTCTTTCAAGCTTGTAAGCAGGCCGGATAGGTCGCCGCCGTTGCGGTCGGTGTGGTGAATCGACACGGTCGTGGCGAGGGACGGGTCGGCGTTGTCCCATTGCACGTTCCCTACCCCGGGGTCGCCCACCAGGTAGGTCGGTCCGGTCGTCGACTTGTAGGCGGCGTCGGTGTCGAGCGACTCGGACGCGAGCCGAGCGACGAACACGAGCCGGGCGATCCGGAGCCACCCGGACGTCGCATCGAAATCGGCCCGGTCGATGAGCGGCATCAGTACATCCCTTCGGTGAACCCGGTGTCGATGTCACCGTAGCTGGCGCCCATGTACCCGTCGGTGTAGTCGAGGACCACCTCGACGCCGTCGGCTGAGGACTCCATCTGCTGAATGCGGGGAAACGGGAACCACGACGCCATGCGCACATCGGTCTTGTACTTCGGCTGGCGACCCTCGCTCGGTGACCACAGCTGCAACTGGCGCAACAGGATCCCTGTCTTCTTCCGGGCTTCCGACGTGCCGTATGGGAGGTTGATCCCGCCGGTGTGGTAGAGCGGAGCCATCGACGACAACCCGAGCTCCTTGTCATGCTTGTTCTTCCCGGTGGTGTGCGGAAGGAACTGGATGCCGTAGGTGTGGCGCAGCTCGTCGACTCTCGGGTCTCGGAAGAACTCGATCTGCTGCGAATTGTCTTCGTACACCCACACGGTCAACCCGTACGCCTGGTGCCACCGCTTCGCGACGTCGATGGCGCCGGCGAACCCGCCGGCTTCCTGCGTTTCGAGGTCGACCATATACAACGTCTCGGGTGTCCACGACCAACAGAACGCTGCTTGCTGGCCCCGGGGGGTCGGATCGAGGCCGGCGATCAACGTGCCGGGGGGAAGCTCCAACAGGCCGACGCCTCGGGACCGGTCACAGGCTTTGTCTCGGATCACCTCGACGTCGAAGATGATCCCCTCGGTCGGGACCGGAGCGTTGAGGTAACGTAGCTCGTACCGCCCGTAGAGGCCCTGCTTCTCGTATTCGGCCTTCTGGGACATCAGGTAGTGGTAGGGCCGCACCTGGGGGAGCAGGACACAATCGTGGTGGAGGGAGAAGTCGTCGGGGTCGTGGCCGCAGTCTTCGTCATGGGCGGCGTCGACGATGATGTCCCACTCGTCCTGGGTTTCGAGGCCGGACACGACGTCCTCGGGATGCTGGCGGGAGCCGATGACGAACACGCCGGTGTGGAGCTCCTTGCGTTCCATGATCTCGCCGTGCTTCTGTTTCCCGTAGAGCCGGCCGTCGACACCCCGGGTCGAGTCGAAGTCTTCCATGTCGTCTTCGATCAGGTCGTCGACGTCACGTCCCGGGATAGTGGCGGTCCGGCCCAACGCGATGAGCGTCGGCGACTTGTCACCGATCGAGGTGCGGGTGGCGACGATGATCTCCTGCTTGTCCCACTGGCCGCCCGAGTCGCGAGGCCCCGGCTTGTAGAACTTGCCTTTCGGCAACGTGTCGGCGATCAGCTGCTCGTTGAACTCGAGGTGAGCCTTGACGGACCGGACCATGATCTTCGCCAGCGGAGTGGTGGCACCAATCCACATGATCCGGATGTTGGGGAACATCACGATCCGCCACACGCACCACCGGATCAGCAGCTCCGACTTGCCGTGGCGGGGCGGCGACACCGCAGCGGCTTTCCGGCCGAATATGAACGTGAGCATCATGCGGCGAATCCACCGGATGTGGAACGGTTCGATGATCATCTTGTGGATGCCACGGATCGTCATGTAGGTGTGCTGGAAGCAGAGGAACGCTTCGACGAGACGTTCGAGGACCCGCTCGAAGGCGGGGGTGCCTCGCTGGTCGTAGCCGATGGCGGCGAGCTCACCGAACATCTCGACGGGGAACATCGCTGCAACAGTCGGGTCCATGGCGAACTCGGCTTCGAGGTCGTCGAGGGTGCCCTGCCGATGCACGGCGGCCATGGCACGTGACACGGCAGCTTCGGACACGGCGAGCATCTCGGCGGCCTGTTTCTGGGTGATGTCGCCTTCGAGGATGCGCCGGTCATAGCCGTTGGCGATCAGCAGCCGGTACACCTTCTCCTGGCGGGTACGGCGCACGTCGGCGTCGTCCATGAGCTCGGCGGTCTCTTCGACAACCTGGTTCGCCATCCGCTCGACCTTGCGGTCGAGGCGTCGCTGTTCACGCTCGAGCTGTTTCCGCCAAGCGGCGTGCGCCGGCGAGCAGTACCCGTTCTTCGACTTCTTCGACACCGGCTTACGGCATCCCGGTTTGGCGCATCGGACCTTCGGCGGGGTCGTGTCGGCGTGGTCCGGGCAGTACTTCCGGCGGGGATGATGATCGATCAGCCGGTTGGTGCACCCATCGACGGAGCATTCCCGCAGGGGATGATCCGGGTCGACGGGTGCGACGAGCGCCATCAGTCGAGGAACTCGATGCGACCCTGCAACTGTTCGTCCGAAAACGCAAGGCCGACCTCGCCGGTGATGACAGGCCCGGTTCGGGTCGTCATCAGATATCCGCAACGACACTCGGAGAACGACGCGACAACGTACCGGCCGTCACGCATGATGACGTCGAACATCTCGGTCTCGAGCGACACATCGCCGCAGGTGGAACAGATCATCAGCACTCTCACAACGTCGAGCATACGCCGGAAGACGCCAATCTTCAATGCTTCGACCGTTTCTTGCGTTCCCGTCGCTGGTGTTCCTCGTCGATGATTTCACCGATTTGGCGCCACCGTCGCCGGATCGCCACGATCCACGAGATCGCCCGGCACACGCCACGGACACACGGCACCAGTAGCTTCGTGATGATCGTGTAGGTGGCAGCGACGGCGGCGGCCATCAGCAACAATCCCGTCACCCAATCGGCAGTCGCCACCGCTGCTACCCATCCGGTTCTTCCTTTACGACCCCCCCCAACACTGTCCGCATCGTGACAAACCAGTGTCTCACGGCTCTCTCCGGAACCTTCCGCTCACCGATTGAACCTTCCGCTCATTCCGGTACCATGGGCGGTGCGAGCGTCCATACCCTCCGCCGGGAACCCGAGAGGCCGATCCCCATCTGGCTGATGACGCCTCCCGGCGGAGGGGCTCGCATCCCGCAAAACCGTTTGGTATCATGGAATCTATGGACGCTCGACCGTTTCTCACCACTTCATCGCCGAACTTCGTTGGCGAGCTCTTCAAGCTGTCGCCCAGCGACACGCCGTTCTTGTCGAGGAGCTGGATGCTGTACTCGACGCCGCCGCCTCAGACCCCGACGATCGGTGCGATCCTGTTCGGGCCGACCAAAGGCGCCCTTCGACGCAAGGTCGTCGAATGGTCCCACCGGGCCTACCAACGGATCGACGCCGGCAACGTCGACGGGCCTGCCGAGACCATCGGGATCGTTGACCGTCCGGTCGACTGGCTTCTCCGCCGCCTCGAAGGGCCGCCCCGGCTCGGCCCCCAACCGATCCGCCGCTGCTACCCGCCGGAACCGCTGATCATCACCTGGACCGGAGCAGAACCATTCACCACTTACGGAGAACCCTATGACCCTCATCAGTGACCTGTGGACCAAAGTCGTGAAGAAGAGAAAGCGCAGCCGCCAGCGGCCCTGCCCCGCCCGGATCCGCCTCGTCGATCCCGACACGCTCCAAGGCTACGAAACAACCTGCCGATACCAGACCCACTACGGAGACCACACCGCCCTCATCGCCTGGCCACAACGCCAAGTCGACCTGTCCGCCACCCTCCACAACATCCACGACTTCTACATCCCTGAGGAGGACGACGATGACTGATCGCATCGTCTTCGCCATCTGCCACTGGGAACACTGCGGCCACGACATCGCCGATCACCGAGCCAACCGCCGCACCGAACTCACCAACCGACGCCGATGCATCCACCCCAACTGCGACTGCTTCTACCCCTGGGCCGGCACGAGCCCCATCGGCCGCCTCCTCAACACCGAAGACACCACCATCGTCCCACCCGACCCCGACTTGACCGAGCCATCGACACGAGACTAGGCTCCCCAGAACCCAGGTTCCCAACAAACACCTCACCGGAACCCCTGACCGTCTGAAGATTCCTCGGTTATCACGACTGAAACCGGTAAAACGTACCGAATAACCGAGTTGACACCGAAACTTTGTTCGGTTACGTAATATATATCTACGGAGTCCCCTTGAAACTGGGGGTAGTCAAACGTTACGGACTCCTCTCCCTCACCTGGTACCAGTGGGTGAGCGGGTTTCCGGTCCCTCGGTGACCTCTGGCCGGCGGGCGAGGTTCCAGGCTTCCGAGCCTGCGCAGGAAGCAGCAGAGGATTGTGTCCGGCAAGGCCGGACTCCTTTGCTTCCGATGGCTGTCTCCTCGGGGGCCTTGTCGACCCGGGGTGGATGCCGTCTGCGGGTTGCGGTCCGGCGGCGCTCACCCGTCACCCTTCGCGGAGCCTTGGGTGTCGGATCGTCCGGCGATGGAGCGGCATGGAGCCCTCGCACACTCGGGCTGCTCGCCGAGCCTCGCTTGTTTCTTCCCGACGCCGCTCAGAGCCGGCCGACCGGCGCCGCCTGGGTGTCTCTCTCTCTGTACGTGCCAGTTCTAGCGGCGGTGCGTGATCCGATCGCTTGCGGGCTGGTCAAGGGGTACGCCGAGGTGGCTCTCCGTGGGCCGCATCCCCTCGGTCGCAGCGCACGGGTTCGGGGTTCTGCGACGCTCGGGGTGCGGCCCATCGGCAACCTACCTCGACTCAGGCCCCCTTGACCTCGGATCACCGGAGCCGCCGCTTGATCTGTCTGTCGTACAGAGCGAGCGACTTAGGAGGTTGAGCTGGGATGACTACCACATACGTGATCGAGGTTCGGGACAAGCGAGGCGAGTGGTGGGAGATCCAGCGGAGGCTCTACGCACGGAACGCGTATCCCGAGGCTGCGAGTATCTCCCGCCGGCATGGTGTCACGACGCGAGTGGCGAGGAGGGGATGATGACGATGCGAACGACCGACTACTGGCGACCCGGCACCGCTGGGTTGTGCTGGGTGTGCGGGGCGCCGTGCGACACGGTGTACCTGGACCTCGGCTTCCAGCACCATGACTGCGGCGCTGCCCCGGAGTGGCGCATGGTGCGTGGCGTTCAGGCGGAGAGCTTCGAGGACCTGGATCGGAGGCGCATGGCGTGACTCTGTTTTCTTCCCCCGTCCCGCTTGGGGGCGGGGGTTTCCGGGACAAGAACAGGTGCGAGGCTGCCGAGCACACCGCTTTCGCGCGTGAGATTTCGGGGCGAACACCTGTTCTTTTCCTTGACCGATCACCCCCTAGTGTGAGACACTACGGGGGTAGAGGCACCCCGGGTTGCGGGAACCGGCCGCAAGCGGACCGGCCACCC